AACAAGCAATGCAAATGGAAGACCTATCACCTAACGGGAATGGCAGCTAATGGAAACTCTATACATTGAAGCATCATCAATCGAATGCTCAGAAGAACGCAGAGAAATCTCTGGAAAGATTGTGCCACTTGGTACTGGTGAAATCGGCCATACTAATCTTGGTGCATATACCTTTGCAGCTAACTCAATTGAGATTGCAGACCCATCTAAAATTAAGTTGCTATCACAGCACGATCTAAAGAAGCCAATTGGTCGCATGACTGCTTCAGAGACTCGTGCAGATGGTATCTATGCAACCTTTAAGTTGAGTCGTTCTTCAGGCGGTAATGACGCACTTATTATGGCGCAAGAAGGATTAGTTACAGGATTGAGTATCGGGGCAGAAATACTTGCATCTCAACCATCCAAAGATGGACACACAGTTGTTTCATCGGCTCGTCTAAAAGAAGTTTCTCTAGTAACTGTTCCCGCATTTGCGTCTTCAGAAATACTAGAGATCGCAGCAGAGGAAGTAATCCCTGTTGAAGAAAACCCACAAACAGAAAGCGAGACAGCTGTGGAGAATACTCCAGAGACAGTTGCAGCACCAGTAGAGGCAGCAGCAGTTGAAGCTGCTCGTCCTACAGTTACAGCAATGTATTACACAAACCCACGCATTAACCTCAATGTTACAGCAGGCGAATATGCTAAGGCACAACTAAACGCATCACGCGGTGATGCAGATGCTCGCGAACTAATGGCAGCTCTACAGGTTGCAACAGTCGCAGAGAACACAGGTATGGTTCCACCAACATACCTAAAGGATGTAATTGGTATCATCGATTCATCTCGTCCATTCATCGATTCAATCGAGCGCGCAGCACTTCCTGCTGCTGGAATGAAGATTTTTACTCCTAAGTTAGGAACACAGGCAACTGTTGCATTGACAGCAGAAGCTGCTGAGTTCTCATCAACAGACACAACAGTTACCTTCCAAGAAGATACTGTGGTCAAGTTTGCTGGAGCTGGGAAACTGGATGTTGAATTGGTTGATCGCTCAGACCCATCATTCCTAGATTTGTATCTTCGTGAATTAGCTGCATCATACGCACAGAAGACAGATGCTTATGCTGCAAACATCGCTGCACAAAACTCAGCAGGCTCAACAGGCTCAACAGTCTATAAGTCCATTGCAGATGGTATTGCTGATTCATTTGGCGTAATGCGCCAAACACCAAACCGCTTGCTAGTTGCAACAAGTGGTGGAGTTAATGATATTGACTTCGCTGGACTACTTGGTGCAGTGGATTCAACTGGTCGCCCAATTTTTGCGGCGGCAGTTCCTCAGAATGCTAACGGCCTTATTTCTCAAGGTTCGACTGCTGGTACAGTTGCTGGACTTTCATTGGTAGTTGATCCAAACTACACAGGAAATGATGCAGGCTCTAAATATGCACTCGTTTATCCTTCAATGGCAATGCGATTCCATGAATCAGGCACACTCCAGATTCGTGCGAATGTAGTTGCAAATGGCCAGCTAGAAATCGGTATCTACGGATATTGCGCAGTTGTAAATCGTTACCCAACTGCATTCCGTTTCCTAGCAGTAGCGTAATCTAGCAACACTCTAAGTCGCTCTGGGGAGTAGTAGCCCTCTACTCCCCAGAGTCTTAAGAAAGGAATGGGAATGGCACTTACAACAGTCAGCGAATTACGCACCACTTTGGGTGTTGGTACTTTATACACAGATGCTGTTCTTCAAGAAGTCTGTGACGCTTCAGACGCTGTTCTTATTCCGATGTTATGGACACCTAATCAATTTTCAGTTGCACATAGCAATGTACCAAGCATCGGTACTCTTTATTTCAATGAACCTATTACAGAAGTCTTTTATGTTGGACAGTCTGTAACTATTACCAATTCTGGCACAAAATATAATGGCACTAAGACCATTACAGCAGTCGGTGAATACTCAATCAGCATAGCTACTACTCACACCACTACTGTTCCTTATCACATAATTGAGCCTTATGGCACAGTTGCTCCAGAGACTTACACAGTCTGGACAACAGATACAGCTATACAGAATGCAGCTTTGATGATCGCTGTTGATATATGGCAAGCAAGAACCGCTACTCTCTCTGGTTCTAACCTTGTCGATTTCCAGCCTTCCCCTTATCGAATGAGCGCACAGCTTCTCGCTAAGGTGCGAGGATTGATAGCACACGCACTCGACCCACGCTCGATGGTGGGATAATGCCAGTTGCTCTCACTACACTCAGAACGACACTTGCCACAGCTTTAGTCGATAACTCAAAATGGCAAACCTTTGCATTCCCACCTGCCACAGTATTGGTCAATTCAGTTATAGTCAGCCCAGCAGATGAATACATCACTCCGAGCAATAACGCTCGCAACACAGTAAGCCCACTGGCTAATTTTAAGATTATTATTACTACGCCTTTATTTGATAATGAAGGCAACCTTAACGGGATAGAAGATTTTGTAGTGCGAGTGTTTAACCTACTCGCTGCATCTACTTTGACCTATAATGTAAGCGCAATAAGTGCGCCTAGTGTTCTCAATGCTGGTGGGACTGACCTACTCAGTTGCGAGATGTCCGTATCAATCCTAACAAGTTGGAGCTAACATGTCACTAACACCAGAGGATTTGGCCTTCTTGAAAAAGATTGGTCAAGTCAGCGAACCAGCACCAAAGCCAGTATCAACCAAGAAAGATGAGGAATAATCCATGGCAATTTTCTTAAACAACAAGGTCGGGCTTAAGATTGCTACAGTCAATCTTTCTGATCATGTTACTGCATTCACTCTTAACCGAGTCCTAGACCAGATTTCTGTAACGGCAATGGGCGACACCGCCAATAAGTTCGTAACTGGATTGGCTTCAGATTCTTTGACAGTTTCATTCCTGAATGACACAGCTACTGCAAGTGTTCTACCAACACTTCAAGCTGCATTTGGCACAACAGTTGCTTTCCAAGCAATTCAAGATTCATCTGCTGCTGTATCAGCAACAAATGTTCTATACTCAGGCACAATCCTAGTAGATAACCTAACTGACATTAATGGTGCAGTTGGCGATGAAGGAATGATTGATATTACATTCACATGCAATAGCAAGACTTCTTACGCAACTACTGGCACTTGGGCATAATCAACTAAACAAAGGGGCAGCTCATGGCAAGACTTAAAATCGTTCGTAATGATGGAAGCGTTATTGAAGGTGAGATTACTCCAGCAGTGGAGTACTCATTTGAGTTATACGCTAAAAAAGGGTTCCACCGCAGCTTTCGTGAAGACGAGATGCAGACTTCGGTTTATTGGTTAGCATGGGAAGTAACACGCAGATCAGGTGAAACTGTTAAGCCTTTCGGGGTTGAGTTTATCGAGACACTCAAGAGTGTTGAGGTTCTAGACTCAGACCCTTTAGCTTAAAGCGCGATTATCCATTCACCTATCTAATAGCTCGCTTGAGCATTAGATTGGGAATCGCGCCACAGCAGTTACTAGATTTAGACCCAATAATGCTTCAAGCCTTGTTGAAGGGTCTCAAAGATGAGCAAAAGGAGATAAGCGATGCCAACAGAAGTAAAGGGCGCAATCGCACTCCGTAAGGCTCTTAAAAACTTTGCTCCAGACTTAGCCAAAGAAACCCAAAAAGAGTTAGGCAATCTTCTCAAGCCAATCACTAATAAGGCTAGAGGCTTCATCCCTTCACAGGCTCCTTTGAGTGGATGGGCTAGAAGTAGTTCAACAGCTTGGGGCAGTGATCGTATCTGGAGTACAGGAAAAGCCAAGCGCGGTATTGGATATAAGACCACACCATCTAGACCTAATAAGCAAGGCTTTAGAGCATTAGCGCGTGTTGTTAATGCTTCCGCTGCTGGTGCAATTTATGAGACTGCTGGTCGCAAGAATCCTAATGGTCGCGAGCAGGCTCCTATGGCTAGAGTTGTGCGTGAGAGCCAAGCCAATTATGGCAAGATGATTCGCTCTGGTAATAAGAATCAATCTAAAAGCAATAATCCTCAAGCAGGGGCGCAATTTATTGATGCCATGAATCAATATGGCCAAATAGTAGATGCCAATAATCAGACTGGTGCTGGTCGCAGGTCGCGCAAGATGAAGGGTCGCGCAATCTTTCGCGCATGGGCTGAAGATGGCGGTAAGACAAACGCAGCAATTATTAAGGCTATCGAAAACTCTAAAGTAAAGTTCTATGACGCTATGGGAGTTAAATAATGGCAGTTGATCCATCAGTAGTCATTAACTTAGCAGCTGAATACACAGGCAATAAAGCCTTTAAGCAAGCTGATACGGCTACTCAAAAACTAAGTAATTCCGTTAAAAGTCTTGCAAAAACTTTTGGACTTGCTTTTGGAACTACTGCAGTTCTTGCTTATGGAAAAGCTGCAGTCAAGGCAGCAGCAGCAGACCAGAAGGCTCAGAAGCAATTAGCTTTAGCTCTTAAGAATGTTGGTTTAGAGCGCGATGCAACTTCTGCTGAATCCTACATCCAGAGACTTCAGAGCGAGTTTGGTGTGGTTGATGATCTTCTTCGTCCGAGTTATCAGCAACTAGCGGTAGCAACACGAAATACTGCCGAGACTCAACGATTGATGGGTCTAGCACTAGACCTTAGTGCTTCAACTGGAAAAGATTTATCTGCTGTTACAGGAGCATTAAGCAAAGCATACTTAGGGAATAACACTGCACTTTCTAAATTAGGTGTAGGCATATCTAAAGCTGACCTTAAAACCAAATCCTTTAAGGAAATTACAGACGAATTAGCTAAAACTTTCAAGGGTTCTGCTGCTGCATCCGCTGCAACCTTTGCAGGATCAATGGCTAAATTAGGTGTTGCATCCGAGAATGTAAAAGAAATTATTGGCACTGGCATTATTGATGCATTGCTTATGCTAAGCGATGATAAAACTGTAGATAACCTAGCAACAAGTATGCAAGATTTAGCCACATACACAGGAGATGTAATTCGTGGCATTGGTGTTCTAACTGCTGCAATTAAGAACATTCCTGGCCTTGGCGGTCTTAACGGCGCAGCAATAGTTCAAGCCATTCCTATTCTTGGCAGTTACATTACATTGCTCAATCAAGCAGGAGCAAAGGCTCGCCGTATTGCTGAAGTAGGAGCGCAAAGAAACCCTATTCAGGCTGGCACTTATCTAAAAACTCAGATTAAGATTACAAAACTTACAAAAGAGGAAGAAGCAGCTCAAGCAAAGATTCTTGCAGCTAAAAAACTCGGTGCTGCAATTGATAAGGCCAACCTAGCCCTTAATAAGGGTCAAGACATATTTAATATGGATGCTATCCAATTGAACGCAGCCATGCTTAATCAAGCACAGCAACTGGGTAAGGTAACTAATACAGCCCAGCTTCTAGCTATTACTAATGACATAACTCGCTTGAAGATTAAGCAGGATATTGCCAATCTTGAAGATGCTATTGCTTCTAAAGATACGGCTCGCATAGAAGCTGCTACTAAGCAACTTAATGAAGACCTCAAAATCCTAGGAACCTTACAAAAACAGGACATTAAACTTGCTGACATTAAATCTATCTTGGATAAAATCGTACCCAAGGACTTAATCAATCTTGCCAACTTAGATGCTGCAATTGCTAAATTAAACGCAATGAATGCAATAACTGGTCAGCCTAAAATAAGTGGTGCTGGTACGAGTACAGGCGCGGTTAGTCCTTCTGGTATTCCTGTTGGTGATTTTGTGCCTAAGATTCCAACAAGCGGTGTATCTATGGCAGCAATAGAGGAGTTCGCCGCTGCTGCTACAGCCAGAGCCAATGCAATGGCTGACCTGTTAGATGCACAAAATGCAGCGGATGCTGCAGCATTTGCCAAGAGTTCTCTTAACAGTTTTAATATAACCATCCAAGCTGGTGTGGGAGACCCTAACGCAATTGCTGAAGCTCTTGACCAGTATTTACAGGGCGCAGTTGATCGTGGCACTTTAAGGCTCCGATAATGGCTTGGCTTCCAGAATGGCGAATTACTGTAGGGGATGATGTCTATACGACTGTTACCTCTGTTTCTTTTGCATCTGGTCGCTTAGATATTGATAGACAAGCTACAGCTGGTTATTGCCAAGTCCAGATTATTAACACCACTGGAGCAGATTTTACAATCAATGTAACTGAACCAATACTTTTAGAACTAAAGAACTCTAGCGGTACTTATGTCACTGTATTTGGTGGGGAAGTTTCAGACTTTAGTGTTGGTGTCAGAAGTCCAAATGAGACTGGCTTTATTACTACTGGCACAATTTTAGGCATTGGCGCACTGGCCAAGCTAACTAAGGCAATCTATAACACTGCCCTTGCAGAAGGCTTAGACGGCGCACAGATTGCAGCCATTCTTGGAGCAGCTCTTAACCTTACTTGGGCAGAAGTTACCCCTACAGTTACTTGGGATACATACCCAGCAACTGTTACATGGGCTGAAGCAGAGACTTACATTGGCACTATTGACGCAGGCTTCTACACAATGATTGCACTTGCAGCTAGTGCATCTGCTAAGTCTCAGACCCTTGCAGACCAGATTGCTACTAGCGCACTAGGAACTGTTTATGAGGAAAAAGACGGGGATGTCTCTTATGATGATGCAGATCATCGATCTAACTATCTTGCAGCTAATGGCTTTACTAACCTAGATGGAAACTACGCAACTCCTAGCAGTATCCAATCTCAGACTCAAATTGCCCGCATTCGAAACAGCCTTATCTATCGCTACTCCACAGCCTACGGCTCGACCTACAGTACCTCTGATACCGACTCTATAGCCTCATACGGCCTTTTTGAGCGTTCAGTCGATTCCAACATAAAGAACCTTGCTGACATCACTGATATTGCCACTAGAGAGTTAAACCTACGCAAGAACCCTAGAGCTTCACTTGGTGCAATTACCTTTAGACTTGATAATCCTGACATGCCTAGCGCAATGCTTGACTCGCTTATTGGCGTGTTTTTTGGTCAGCCTGTCTTGATTACTAATCTGCCTACTAACTTGTTCGGTGGCTCTTTTGATGGCTTTGTTGAGAATGTGGCCTTGCGAGCAACACCTAGTTATACAGAAATGACTCTCTACATCTCAGCTACAGACTTTTCACTATCCACTACCCAGTGGGAAACAGTATTGCCTGCCTCTCTAATTTGGACAGGCGTAAATGCTACACTTATCTGGTCTAACGCGACAGGAGCACTAACCTAATGGCAACAACAACACCCAATTTTGGATGGTCAGTACCGACATCCAGTGATCTAGTAAAGAATGGTGCTACAGCCATTGAGACACTAGGCGACTCTATTGACGCATCTCTAGTTGATCTTAAAGGTGGCACGACAGGTCAGGTACTTGCTAAAGCATCTGGAACAGACATGGACTTCTCATGGACAGCGATTGACCCTCTCGTAATTTTAGATGCTAAAGGCGATTTGATTACTGCAACCGCAGCTGATACCCCAGCCCGCCTTGCAGTTGGCACAAATGCTCAAGTCCTCACAGCAGACTCCAGTACAGCCACAGGATTAAAATGGGCTACGGCTTCAAGTGGTGCATTAACACTTATTAAGCGGGCTTCATTTTCTGCCGTTTCAACCACTACTACTTCTTTTGATTCTTCATTCAATTCAACATATAAGGTTTTTGTAGTTGTATGTGAAAAGATTCAAGGTTCCAATGGAGCTACACTCTACTTACAAACTCGCTCCGCTGCATCTACACAAAATACAGCTTACTATGGAGCATCTTACGGCTACGACAATACGGCAACAGTCAGAACAGCTGCGTCAAACAATGCTGCTCAATTTAGTCTCTTTCAAATTGAAAGTGGTAGAGATTCTAATTTTTCACTTAATTTTAACAATGTGGGAAATACAACAGAAGCACCATCTTGGTATGGATTAGGTTTTTCAACTTGGCAATCAGCAGGTTTTGCTATGGGAGCAAAGAGAGACTCAGCGGCATCAAATGTTGATGGGTTTATTCTATCCGCATCAACAGGAACAATCACGGGAACAGTAGCAGTCTATGGATTGGCGACAGCATAATGACAACTAAAGCAGAAATAATTGCACAATTAAAAACACAATATCCAACTCTAAAAATCGGAGACGATGAAAGAGGTTATACACAATTATCTGCAACTGAATATGAAGCACAAATTGCTGAATGGGCAGATAATGAATATAACGCACTCATTGCACAGGCTAAAGCCGAAGCCGACAAAGAAGCGCTATTGGCTAAACTTGGTATCACCGCAGAAGAAGCAAAACTTCTACTTGGATGAAGCCAAGACTTTCTAAAGCTGCAATTCAGTTAAGAGAGCAGTTAGATGATTCCTTCCCAGATCGTGATAGGGCATCGGATGGTTGGGTCGGTGATACCCGACACGCTGCTCGCAAGTCTGATCATAATCCAGATGAGCAGGGCTGGGTTCGTGCCATTGACCTTGACGCAGACCTATTCGGTGCAGGAGTCAAACCGCATATCATGCCAGACCTTGCAGATCAGCTTCGAATCAGTTGCAAGTCTAAGGCAGAAAAGCGCATCTCGTACATTATTTTTAACGGCAGGATTGCATCTCCCGTCCTTAATTGGAAGTGGCGCAACTACACAGGGGCTAACAAACACACTCACCACATGCATGTCAGCTTTAAGAAAGAAGCTGACTTACTGGGTGAGTTTTATTCGATACCTATGTTAGGCGGAAACTAATGAAGAACATCAAGCATCCTGCGTACTTAGCTGCTGGAGCATTCTTGGCAGCTTGGGCATCTACCAACTTTGCAGCAGATTATCGCGCAGTCCTTTGGGCTGTGCTATCTGGCGTCTTTGGATACGCGAGTCCTAAGAAGTGACGCAGCAAGACTTCTTCACTTTCTACCTAGCAACCCTTGGTGTCATTGGGGGTCTTGCTGGTTATGTGATTACCCATTTGTTGTCTGAGATTAAAAGACTCAACACGCGAGTTGATGAAATCTACAACATCTTACTAGACAGGTAACATTCTGCTATGGCAAGAAAAGCAACTAAGGCTTTAGAGGATCAAGGTTACTCAGCTCTCGATGCTTACTGCATTGGGATTTATGAGTATTACAAATCTCTAAGGAAAGCAGGCTTTTCAGATAGTATTGCTCTGTTTATGATTGCAGAGCCACAATCTTACCCTGCTTGGATATTGCCTAACCCTGTCGATCCAGAGAAGTTCGGCAACTACGAAGATGAGGACGATGACTAAAGCCCGCTATCTGGTCATATCGGATTTACAAATCCCATATCACCATGAGCAAGCTGTTAAGAATCTTATCAAGTTAGTAAAGCGCGAGAAGTTTGACCTCATCCTTAATACAGGTGACGAGTTGGACATGCAGAGCCAGTCTCGCTGGGCGCAGGGTACTAAGTTGGAGTGGGAAGGTACGCTAGATGCTGACAGAAGCCTTGCGCAGGATATTCTCTATGAACTCGGCACAACAGATGTCACTCGGAGCAATCACACAGACCGCCTATACCACACACTATTACGCGCACCTAGCCTCATCGGATTACCAGAACTGGAATACGCAAAGTTTATGGACTTCGCTGGACTCGGAATCCGCTTCCATAAAAGACCATTCGAGTTTCATAAGGGATGGGTCTTAGTCCATGGCGATGAAGGATCAATGAACTCTAATGCTGGACTCACAGCTCTAGGGCTGGCTAAGAAGTTCGGCAAGTCTGTAGTCTGTGGTCACACTCACAGGGCAGGCATTAGTGCCTTCACAGAGGGCATAGGAGCCTCATACAGGACTCTTTGGGGCTTAGAGGCAGGAAATGTCATGGACAAGAAGAAAGCCTCTTAT